AGAAGAAGATCCTCATCATGTGTATTTTGAATATCGCATGAATGATTCTGGTATGTTTGAAATCTTCTGTGAGATTGTTGATCAATCCGAGCTTGAAGAAATTCTATCTGATCTTGAAGATGAAATGAGTGGTGAAACAGAAAACATCGAAGAGCTTGATGAAGAAACCATCGATGAAGTTGTCACCACTCGTAAGATGACACCAAAAGAAAAGAAAGCTCGCGCAGAATATCTTGTGAAGCATAAAGAAAAACTTGCTGCACATGATACAGGCATCAAAGCTAAGAAAACTGTGAAGGATGTCAAAGCTGAACCTGGTGATTATGAAAAAGAACCAAGCAAGATGGGTCTAAGAACTGCCATTGGTGCTGGCTACTATAAAGTAGACGAAGAAACCATGGAAGAAAAGAAAGAAAAGAAGAAGGCCAAGTTCAAAGCTTACCGTGATGAGCGAGACGAAAGTAAGAAGAAGCACGAAAAGAAAGAACTCAATGAGCTTTCAAAAGAAACTCTTGCTTCATATATCAAGAAGGCCTCACATGATGTAGCAACAAAGTCTGCTGCAACTGGTCGCTATGCTGAAAGAGCAAACAAAGAAGAAGATAACCGTAAGAAGACTGGTGATTATTCTGGTTATCGACAAGGGCGTAAAGATAATGCTTTCGCAGACAAGATGTTTGATAAGTCATGGAAACGCCGCAAAGGTATCGCAAAGGCTGCTGACAAGTTGACTAAAGAAGAAGTTGAAAAGCTTGATGAAATTTCATTGAAGACAAAGATTAGTGCTTATAAAGCTGCAACTGATCACGATGCTGATTATAACTATGGTAGCAAAGTTCATGCTCAAGCAGATCGCCTTCATAATAGAATTGTTGCAAAACATGGAAGAGCTGCTGGAGACCATGCCAATGTAGCTGCTTATGGTAAAGCTCCATGGGGTGATAGAAGAGATAATCCTCAGAAGTCTGATCCGCTTACTAAAGCTACATCATCAACACATAAAATGAGAACAACTAAATCAGGTGTTGCTCATAAGCAGGATCAAAAAGCTAATGCAGCAATTATCAAGTCAAGACTTGGTAAGCATGGTAAATCAAATCTTCCAGAAGAAGTAATGAATGAAATCTCGGCAAAGCTTGTTGGTAAAGTAAACAAGGCCAGATCAGTTGGTGGTAAACCATCAAAGACACCAGCAGCCGATGCAACTCGCACAAGAGCCGTTGTCAAGAAGTGGCTTGACTCAGATGTAGGTAAGCTTAAAGAGTAATGATCGAAAATTTACATGATGATAACTTTATGATTTTTGCAATGAAAGCTTATGATAAACCAAATTGTATCATGAGCGAATTTGAAGAAGACTTGAAGCGTATAAAGTATATCAAAAGGTTACTGAAACGATATAAGATATGGGGTGAAGAGGAGCTAAAAGAAAGGCTCATACTCAATCACCTCATTATCCTTACCAATGTATTTGGTGTTGAAGCGTCTGTTAGAATGTTGTTCTTCAAACTAGATCCAACCGACTACCATATGCTCAAACCATTCTTGATGTTCATGAACCTTATGCCCAAGATAGTCAAAGGCATAAAAGGTGATGATATTCATTCAGGTGATATACCTGTTGATATCTATATCCTTGGTAAGCTAAGATCCATATAATCATTTGCAACCGGTACATAGCTAATATAGACCATTGTCAAGAGGGTGTCAAGAGTAAAATGTCAAATATCGAAGAAGATGCTCCAGTAAATAATGCAGGCGGTGGCGCAATCGCAGCAATCGGTGTTAGCCCACCAGGTAAGCCAGCAAACTGGGGTGAACCAGGTCTAAATCCAAAACAAATGAAGAAGCATAAGAAGGATGCGGTTATGCGTCGTGATCCTCCAAATCTTATGCATGAGAGTCGAGTTGGCGTATTCGCAGGTAATCCAACATTCATTGTACCATCAGATATGTTTCACAAGGCCCGTATGGAAAAAAGAAAAGGCAAACATTGGAAAACATATATCGGTGAAGATGAACATGGTAAAGCTATTCGTGAGTTTGATAGAAAGCACAAAGGCAAGAAACCAATCATACTTCAAGACGAAAACACCGGTGCAATGTGTTATGCAAGATATGGGAGTAAATAATGCCATTGGTTACTTTTGAACAATTGAATGAATTTTTTGAAGATACTGATGAAGAGATCATCGAGAAGTTTGTAGAAGACCTGAATGCTGTAATGGAATTTTACGAGATCAATAATAAGCAACGCATATCTATGTTTCTTGCACAAGTCGGTCATGAGAGCGGCGGTCTTAGAACAATCAAAGAAAACCTCAACTATTCAGCAGATCGTCTCAAGGTCATCTTTCCTAAATATTTTCGTGGTGTAGACACTGCACCATTTGCAAAGAACCCACAGAAGATAGCCAATCGCGTCTATGCATCTCGCATGGGTAATGGCGACGAAGCTTCTGGTGATGGTTATAGATACTGCGGCCGTGGTTTGATTCAGTTGACAGGTAAATCTAACTATCAGGCATTCGCACAAGATATGAATATGTCACTTGAAGAAGCAACAGAGTGGATGAATACGGAAGAAGGTGCAGCATGGTCTGCTGGATGGTTCTGGGATTCACGCGAACTCAATCAATATGCTGACAAGGGTGATATACTAACAGTAACAAAGAAGATCAATGGTGGAACAATCGGTCTTGAAGATCGCAAATCTCATTATGAAGCAGCATTAGAAATATTTTCATAAGGAGAGATTATGCCTAAGTTCGGTACACCAGATGAGGAACCAGTAGCACCAAAGCCAGCAATGGATATGATTCCAGCAGCTACAAAAGGTGCAGCGGCCGCAATCGCAACTTCATTCATAGACAATATGCCCCGTGTTGCCACACCTATGAGTTCACCTGCACCAGCAGCGGCACCAGCACCAACAATTCAGTTGACAGAAGCTGCACAGCTTGCTAAGATAGAATTAGAGAAGAAGCAGTGGGAAGCGGAACACGCAAAACAAAATGAAGATTGGATGGTCAAGAAGTGGCGTCCTGCAATGGGTTGGTGCTACATGGTCATCTGTTGTCTTGATATGGCTATCTTTCCTGTTGCATGGAACATCGCACAAGTAATCACCAAACAGCCACTAGTTCAATGGAATCCACTAACACTACAAGGTGCTGGTTTATTCCATCTTGCAATGGGTGCTGTTCTCGGTATTGCTGCTTGGTCTAGAGGCCAAGAAAAGATACAGGGCGTAACAAAATGAAAATCAAAATCATAATCGCAGCAGTTCTTTTCTGCGTCATCTCTACAGGTTACTTCTACATACAGGCGCTGCAAGGTCAACTTGCAGCAGCAGAAGAAGTACAACAAAGACTTGAAGGTGTGATTGAACAACAGCAGTTAGTGTTAGACAAGAATGCTGAAGATATGAAGAAGATGCAGGAGCTGAATAAAGAAGTTTCTGATAAGTTTACCGAATCTCAGCAACTAGTAAATGATCTCAATAGTAAGTTCTATAAGATCAATCTAGCCAAGGCTGCCAGTTCATTACCTACTGAAACAGAAATGAAGATCAACAGAGGAACAAGAGACGCACTACGATGCAATGAACTCGTAACAGGAGCTAAGTTGACTAACGACGAAAAGTCTGGTAAGGTTCAAAATAATATGTGCAGTGACTTCCTGAAAAGAGCTATTGCAAAGGAATCTAAAAATGCTAAATAAGATCATAGTTAGTGCATCAGCGTTTTTGTTACTCACAGGTTGTGCGTCTACTAAACCAAAGGTAATTGATAAGCCTGTCATCGTTGAACGACCAGAACTTATTTTACCGAAAGTTCAACCTGTTGGTCAGGCTCCTATGGAATGGGTCATCATCACAGCTTCGAATGCAGAGGAAAAGCTGGAGATGTTGAAGTCAAAAGATAACGTCACATACTTCGCTCTTACACCTCAAGGCTATCAAAATCTTAGCATGAATGTGGCTGAACTTCGCCGCTACATTGAACAACAGAATGCAGTGATTGCAGCTTATCAAGCATATTATGCCAATCTACCTAAACCAACTAAGCAGACACAGTAATGGCAGATGAGTTGAAAATAGATGTTGAATTGCTCAAAAAAGATGTCACCATGATATCTAATCTTTGCACAAAGTTTGATGCAACTATTGACAAGATGCAAGAGATTGCATCTAATCTGTCACGCATGGTATCTCTACAAGAACAAAGAATTGAAGTACAAGAAAAGATTACACAAGAGGTACAAAGCGTCTTGGAAAAGCGTAGATTGGAACATGTCGAAGATACCAAAGAATTGCATTCACGAATTACAACCGTGAATCGAGAACTGACTCAAAAAATTGATGAGTCGGAAAAAAGAATCCTTGCAGAACTACACAGTATGCGCGACGAATTGAGAAGTGAAAAGAAAACATTCGGATCAAGACTATCCGAAATTGAATCATGGAAGTATATGATGGTCGGTGGCCTGATGGTTGCTAGTTGGTTGGCCGCCAAAATAGATATCATAAAGATACTCTTTCCCCATTGATTTCCTCCACAGTTTAGTATATAATATAATCCTCTTGTAGGATAGGTTGAACATGTCTCTTTACATTGATAAAAAGTATATCTCTCTTTTGGCGCCGAAGCTGGACAAGTTTCGTCAGAAGAGTGAATATCTATGGAACTTCCGTTGCCCAGTGTGTGGTGATAGTCAGAAGAACAAGCTCAAGATGCGTGGGTATATCTACCGTCGCAAGTCTGATCTTTTCTTCACTTGTCATAACTGTGGTGCAGGCCATTCTTTCGGCAATCTTTTGAAGATGGTCGACCGTTCTCTATACTCACAGTATCAGATGGAACGATATAAGAATGAAAGCGCAGGCAATACAGCAAAGCCTGACTTTTCTATGTTGATGGAGAAGCCCGTCTTCAATGTAGAAAAGAAAATCAATCTGCCTACAATTGAATCGCTACCTAAAACACATGCTGCAAGAGGTTATGTGAAAGATAGAAAGATTCCTGAAGAGAGATGGTCTGATCTATACTATGCAGAAGACTTTGAACTCTTTGTGAAAGAAATCTTGCCTGACTATGACAAGAAGCTTTATGCTGAACCTCGTCTTGTGATTCCTTTCTATGACGAAAAAAATATATTGTTGGGGTTTCAAGGAAGAGCTTTGGTGAACTCCAAGGTAAAATATATAACCATAAAGCTCTCTGACGACAATCTCAAAGTTTACGGGCTGAACCGTATTGATAAGTCAAAGAAGATATATGTCGTAGAGGGTCCTATAGATTCAATGTTCCTCGATAATTCACTTGCAATGATGGACGCATCATTGTATAATGTGATTTCGTCTGTCGGTAACTATGACTATGTGTTCATCTATGATAATGAACCTAGAAACAAAGATGTGTGTAAACATATGCAGAAAACTATCTTGATGGGTAAAAGTATCTGTATATGGCCAAAACACATTGAAGCGAAAGATATCAATGAAATGGTATTGAAAGGTAGACCACCGGCTGCAATCCAAAGTATTATAGATAGTAATACGTTCAGCCTCTTGAAAGCACAACTTGAATTTGGATCATGGAGTAAAACATAATGAACAATGCGAGAATCATAGCTGTAACACAGCCTTCAATTTGGACTGATGCACCGGGAGAACCACAGAGACTTACTGTTGATGAGTTTATTGCCTATGTGGCCCGTGTAAGCAATCCATCAAATCAGAATAATACACTCACTGCACCAAAGCTTCTTCGTTATCTTGCGAAGCATAAGCATTGGTCACCATTTGAAATGGTCAATGTCGTAATGGAGATCAATACAACCCGTGATATTGCTAGACAGATACTTCGTCATCGCTCGTTCTCTTTTCAAGAGTTTTCACAGCGTTATGCTGATCCAACTGGTGACCTTGGGTTTACTTATCGTGAAGCTCGTTTACAGGACTATAACAATAGACAAAACTCTATCGAGACATTGAACGATAACCTCAAGACTGAATGGATTGGTAGACAAGCAATGGTCACTGCAAGAGTTGAGGAAGCTTATAAGTGGGCTATTGAAAATGGTATTGCAAAAGAACAAGCTCGCGCTGTTTTACCTGAAGGTATAACGAACTCGCGCATGTACATGAATGGTACACTTCGTTCATGGATTCATTATTGTCAGCTTCGTACTGGCGTTGAGACACAAAAAGAACACAGAGAAATTGCATTGGATGCCTGGTATCAAATCACTGAACAGTTTCCATCGCTCAAAGACGCACTAGACATTTAGGAGTAAACATGTCAAATAATTATCTTCCAACCCTCTATCAACAGTTCATTCACAAGTCGCGCTATGCTCGATGGTTATGGGACGAAAACCGTCGTGAATCATGGGACGAAACGGTTGGTCGTTATTTCGATTTCTTCGAAGAACACCTTTCTGATACCGTAAATTACAGGCTCGATGCAAAGACTCGTAGAGAGTTAGAAGAATCCGTTTTGTCACTCAAGACAATGCCATCAATGCGTTGTATGATGACAGCAGGTGAGGCATTGAAGCGTGAGAATGTGGCCGGCTATAACTGTTCATATGTTGCTGTTGATAATCCCCGTTCGTTCGATGAGATTCTTTATATCCTTATGAATGGTACTGGTGTTGGTTTCTCCGTTGAGTCCAAATTCACTGAACAGATGCCAATCATTGCAGAAAAGCTTTATGAGTCAGAGACAACTATTATGGTTGCTGATAGCAAGCTTGGTTGGGCTAAAGCTCTCAAAGAACTCATTCATCTACTTTATTCTGGTCAAATTCCAAAGTGGGATCTTTCTAAGGTTCGCCCAGCAGGTACACCTCTCAAGACTTTTGGTGGTCGCGCATCAGGTCCTGGACCACTTGATTCATTGTTCAAATTCTGTGTTGAAACATTCAAGAAGGCAACTGGTCGCCGCTTGACTACATTGGAGGCGCATGACATTGTTTGTAAAATTGCTGAAATTGTTGTGGTGGGTGGCGTCCGCCGCTCTGCTCTCATTTCTCTATCTGATCTTTCGGATGATCGTATGCGCGTGGCAAAGTCTGGTGAATGGTGGAAAGAAAACGTCCAGCGAGCCCTAGCCAATAACTCTTATGTTGTTAGAGAGAACATCGACGTTGGCATCTTTATGAAAGAGTGGTTATCACTCTATGAATCCCATTCTGGTGAGCGTGGTATTTTCTCTCGTCAGGCCGCAAAGAAGCAATCTGAAAAGTTTGGTCGCCGTGATCCTAACCATGAGTTTGGTACGAACCCATGTTCCGAGATTATCCTTCGCAGTCGTGAGTTCTGCAATCTCACGGAAGTAGTTGTTCGTGGTGACGATACTTTGGTATCTCTCAAAGAGAAGGTTCGTGTTGCAACCATTCTCGGTGTATTTCAATCTACCCTCGTCAACTTCAAGTATCTCTCTTCTGGTTGGAAGAAGAATTGTGAAGAAGAGCGTTTGCTTGGCGTCTCTCTGACAGGCATCATGGACAATGAATACACGAATGGTCTCAAGGGCAATCTTGAAATGTTCTTGAATGACCTTAGAACGGTTGCACAGGACACAGCCAAAGAATGGTCCGAAAAGCTTGGTGTACCCATGCCTGCGGCCATCACCTGCGTGAAACCATCGGGTACTGTTTCACAGTTAGTAGACGCAGCATCAGGTATCCACGCAAGACATTCTCCCTATTATATTCGTACAGTAAGAGCAGACGTAAAAGACCCCCTAGCAAAGATGATGGTAGACATGGGATTCCCCGCAGAACCAGATGTCACCAAGCCAGATCACACCTTAGTATTTTCATTCCCAATCAAATCACCAGATAATGCAGTATGCCGCAAGGACATGACAGCTATTGAACAGCTTGAATTGTGGCTGGCCTATCAGCGTCATTGGTGCGAGCATAAGCCATCCATCACTGTTTCTGTCAAAGAGAGTGAATGGCCTGAAGTTGGTGGTTGGGTATGGAATCATATCGATGAGATGAGTGGTGTTTCATTCTTACCATTCAGCGAGCATACTTATCAGCAGGCACCATATCAGGACTGTGAGAAAGAAGACTATGAAGCACTCTTGGCTAAGATGCCGAAGAATGTTGATTGGGCCATGCTTGCTAGTTATGAGAAGCAAGACACTACAACAGGTTCACAGGAATTGGCTTGTGTTGCTGGCGGTTGTGAAATCGTATAAGGAGCAGCACAATGTCAAAAGAAGTGGAAAAGAAAATATGCAACTATTGTGAATCAGACTACAAGCTAATGTATGACTTAGACAGCACATCAGGGCACCCAAAGTTTTGCCCTTTTTGTGCCTCTGAGGTCTATGATGAGGATGAAGTTGAGGAGGATGAAGATGAATAAGCTACTAGCAATCATATTCGCTCTATTTACAACAACGGTTTCTGCGGCTGAAATTACAGGCGCAGGAGCAACCTTTCCATTTCCAGTTTACTCAAAGTGGGCTGATGCTTACAGGGCTGAAACTGGTAACAGAGTCAACTATCAATCTGTAGGCTCTGGTGCTGGTATCAAGCAAATCCAAGCCAAGACTGTTACGTTTGGTGCTTCTGATATGCCATTAGAACAAAAAGATTTGGACAAAGATGGATTGTTTCAGTTTCCAACTGTGATTGGTGGTAATGTTATCGCTTTCAATGTTGAAGGTGTCAAAGCTAACGAGTTGGTTCTTTCTGGTGATGTTGTCGCTGATATCTTCTTAGGTAAGATAAAGAAGTGGGATGATCTTAGAATCGTTCGTTTGAACCCATATCTAAAGCTTCCTTCACAACCAATCTCTGTTATCCGTCGTTCTGATGGTTCTGGTACAACCTATATCTTTTCAAAGTATCTCTCATCTGTATCAAAAGAATGGGAAGCAAAGGTTGGTACGGGTACAGCTCTTGAATGGCCAGTTGGAGTTGGAGCAAAAGGTAATGATGGTGTAGCAGGTAATATTCAACAGACTAAGAACTCTATCGGATATGTTGAATATGCATATGCTAAACAAAACAAACTTGGATATGCCGCTCTATCTATCAACGACAGAATTGTTGAAGCATCAAAGCAATCATTTCAATCAAACGAATGGCCAATCACTGCACCTACATACATCATAATGTACAAGGTTCCAGTTGATGCTAATGCACAGAAAGAAGCATTCAAGTTTTTTCAGTGGGCATACGATAACGGTGATAAGATGGCTGACGATTTAGATTATGTTCCATTGTCAAAAGAAGTGAAGGCTAATATCGTCAAGGATTGGAAATGACCGGTAAGCTTATTCTTCTCAGTGACGTATATGAGATGCGTAAGCGCAAAGAGCAAGAACTAGCCTACTACCACGAACAGCTTGAAAAATTGAAAGAGAAGATGTTCTTTATTCAAAAAGATATTGATATAACCAATCTTTGCATCGAGATCATCGAAAAAGAAACTGTGGTTGATCTCAAATCTCTAGGCAGATATGAGGATAAATAGCAATATGAAGACATTCAAGCAATTCGCAAAAGAAAAGAAACATGAAGAAGGTACCGGAGTCATTCCGGTACCTATTCACTTCAAGTTCGTTGAACCTGTTGAGGTAGAAGGTCCTAAGGTCAAAGGCCTTATACCAGCACCTATACACTTCAAGCATGTTCGTCCAAAAAAGAAACTTGATGAGGCCGCAAAACCTAAGGCTGGTTATCGAGGTTGGTTGGAGAAGAGAGACAACACAAAGCTTGGTAAAACACACGAAGCAATTTCAAAGAAGCTTCATAGTACTAATTCTTTCACACCAGAACATGATGCTTCGATCAGACACTACACTGCTTCTGGTAGCACCAACATGAATAAGAATCTTATCAAGAACAAAGGTAAGATCATAGCCAAGACACATCAGAAGCATGTGAAGAATCTTGATTCGGCTATCAAGAGTAATCCTATTCAGCATGACCTCAATACTTATTCCGGCACATCTTTTGATCCTCGTAAGCACCTCGATAAGAAAGGTCAGATGCATTCACCAGCATATATCTCCACCACTCATAGCAAGACTGTAGCACATTCATTTGCAGGTCATGCTACACAAGGTAAAGGTTCATATGCACCTAGACATATCATTCACTTCGACTTGAAGAAGGGCGATCCAGCAACTCACGTTTCACATTTGTCAGACCATACTGATGAACATGAGACAGTCATTGGTCGCAATACAAAACTCCAATATCATGGTACAGAATCACATTATGATCCGGCCCATGAAGCACATTTCCACATTCATCGCATGAGCATTGTACCTAAAAAGAAGTAACCTACATACCTCTTGACAGGGGGTGTGTTATGTGGTATTATAATGGCAAGGAGATCAGTGATGAAGATATCAAGGAATACATTGGGTTTGTATACCGTATCACCAATCTTACCAATAACAAGAGTTACATCGGTAAAAAACTCTTTACATCAACCCGCACCAAGGTACTCAAAGGAAAACGTAAAAAGGTCAAGTCCGACTCAGGATGGCGAGATTACTTTGGATCAAATGGTCTACTCAAGGCCGACGTTGAAGCCTTAGGACCAGATCAATTCCGTCGAGAAATCCTGCACCTCTGCAAATCTAAAGGAACGGCTAATTACCTCGAAATGAGAGAGCAAATTGACCGCCGTGTCCTTGAGTCCGACCAGTGGTACAATGACCAAATCTACGTCCGAGTACACCGTTCCCACATAAAATTGTAACATGTTTTGTAACATCCAGGAATCGTTGGAAATCAATGGTTTCTGGTGTTGCATTTTTGCATCATTAGACTAAGGTCTAATAAGCTTGGCAATAGAAAGTGGTTGCATCCACCACCAGTTCCTGTATCCTATATCCATGATGAAAGAGAGAGACATGAACTTGACAATAATCTATGACCTGAGCAAGCTTGATCCTGCGGTTCGTGCGGAGATCGAAAACAAGCCTAAGATCCGCAAGCTCTTTACTGTCAAGCCTGACAAGCTCCTCGGTGTTAGCGGTGATGCTAAGACCAGCAAGGGCGAAAAGCTCGGCTTCAAGACAGCTATTCTTTACATGGCCCCCGCAATGCAAAGCGGCGAGCAATTGTGCCCTATGGCGACCATCGCCCAATGTGACCTTGCTTGTTTGTTTACGGCTGGTCGCGGTGCTATGGCGCCCGTCTTTTATAGCCGCCTTCGCAAGGCTCTTTTCTGGCAGCAATACCGTGAAGAGTTTATTGCTCTGCTCAAGAAAGAGATTGTCAACCTTTATGCCCGTAGCCAAAAAGATGGTGATTGGGAATTGCTTGTTCGTTTGAACGGCACTACCGATATCCGCTGGGAGAATTATGGCATCATCGAAGCCCTTCCCATGGTCAAGTTCTACGATTACACCAAGCTTGCTAATCGCAAGAACCTTCCCGTCAATTATGACCTGACCTTTTCTTATAGCGGTGTCACCGCTTTCTTCCCCTTCGTCAAAAAGGCTATCGCAAACGGTATGCGCCTCGCGGTTGTGTTCCGCACCCGCAAGCTTGTGGAAGATATGTTGTTCTTCAAGCAACAGTTTATCGGGCTTGACCTGGTCGACGGTGACGACACCGATGTTCGTGTCCTTGATCCGCAAGGCGTGGTTGTCGCTCTTTACGCCAAGGGCAAGGCTAAGAAAGATACCACTGGCTTCGTGGTGGGTTGACAAGCCCACCAATCCTGATACAATCCTACCAACTGAGGAGTTTTGATATGTATGGTGAACTGACCCCCTACTTCGACCGCATCATCGCCGACTACAAGGCTTTCTGGCCTGATTGGCAGACCGATGCTAATAAGAAAGCTATGGTTGAGGACTTTATCGCAAGCCTCCGTTATGAGGTCGGCAACAAATATATCAAAGTTGTCAAGCGTGATAGTGTTCATTCTTTCATTGTTCGCCATGATACTGGTAAATTCAAGGCTGGTGACATTTTGAAGGCTGCATCTTGGAAGACGCCTGCAACGAACTTTGTTCGTGGCAATATCTTCAACAAGACCTTTGACCGTGTTCGTTGGACAGGAGTGATCTAATGTTCGTGCCTTTTGCTGAAATGAAGATAGCACCCTTCAAGACCTATGAAGAGATTCCTGTTCTTACACGGGAGTACATTGTCTATGTGTCTGGTGAGCGTGAACTAGAAACCGTTCCTCTTGAGGACATCAATTCTTTTATGGCTATGCTATATGAGATTGAAACCCGCAAGCGTGCTGAATATGAAGATGGATGGGTACTATGAAAACCTATGTTGCAAAGCCTTACTTCAATGTCAATAAAGGCATGAAGGAGTTTGATACTGCCAAGGAAGCGGCTAAGTATCTGCTAGAAGTGACCGGCTTCAAGATGCCTGCGGATGAATGGGAACTAATCGGTAAGATCCTCGTAAAGGAGAAAGCAAATGTCAATGGTTGATATTAGACGAACTATACAAGGTTGGACAATTTTCGTCAATCAAGAAGCACATTCAACATACGATGATTATGAATGTGCCGAGCAAAACGCTGCCTGGATTATCGAAGAGCTGAACGAACAGGAGTCTGAAAATGCCTAATTGGTGCAGCAACAATGTTTCGATTTCACATACTGATCCTGGAATGATGGAGATGTTTGCAAAGGCTATGGAAGAGGGTAATCTTTTTCAGACCTTTGTCCCGCTTTCTTCTAGTGAATGGGACTATGGTACAGCAATTGAAGAGTGGGGTACCAAGTGGGATGTAAATGGCGGTGACTTTTCTTTATATGATGACAAGCTTACCGGCTCAGGTTGGTTTGATACCGCATGGGGACCGCCTATTGCTTTCTATGAAAAGCTAAAAGAACTCGGTTTTCAAGTCGATGCAACCTATCTTGAAACGGGCATGTGCTTTGCTGGTACATGGACCAATGAAGACGGTGATGATTGTGTCGAGTATGATTTTGTAGATGAAGACTGGCGTGATGGTATCGACAATGAAGATATCTTAGACATGCTCGAACAAGAGTATGAAATGTGGTTAGAATGGCAGGAAGACGAAGAGGAGGAAGAAGATGAGCCGAAGGAAGACGATGGTGCATGATTTCTTTCCGAAAGATCCTGCTAAAACCCTGATAGAGGTGAAAGAACACCTCTATTCTCGGTTAGATTCCGTTCGTCAGTCTGCTGTTGGATACGGAAAAGAAGGTACTTCCGCATCAATGGCTAGAACAGATATGTTGATGAATGAGGCCGCTTTCCTTGCTATTCTACTTGACAAGCTGGAGCGGTCCTGATAGGATCACCTTATGTTGATATACACAAGGCAAACATCTGGTC